TTACATATACAGGTAATAGTGGTGGAACATTATCTGGATTAACAAGAGGTGCCGTTGGTACCACAGCTGCAATACATTCTTCAGGTGCAACTGTTACAGATGCATCAAATTATTTTGCATGGAACTCTGCAGCATCAGGAGATATTATTACAGCCCCAGGTTTATGGTCACTAGATAATTTTGGTAATAAACTTATTGCAACTATTAATGGTGGTGAAAGTTTTGAGTGGAATTCAAATCCAACAACAGCAAATGCTACTAGAGCAACAATTATATCTGGTGCACCTACCTCATCTGCATTTAGTTTAGTATCAACTCCAGATAGACATTTAATATTTTTTGGAACAGAAACAACTATTGGCACAAAATCTACACAAGATCCTATGTTTGTAAGATTTTCTTCTCAAGAGGATATTAACACTTACGCACCAAGTGCAACTAACACTGCAGGTACACAGAGACTTGCAGACGGATCTAAAATTGTTGGAGCTATTAGAGGTAGAGATGCAATATATGTTTGGACTGATACAGCATTATTTACTATGAGATTTGTTGGTCCACCTTTTACTTTTTCATTCCAACAAGTTGGTACAAACTGTGGATTGATTGGACAGAACGCAGCTGTTGAAGTTGATGGTACTGCATACTGGATGTCAGAGAATGGTTTCTTTAGATATGCAGGTAGATTAGAATCTTTACCATGTTTAGTTGAAGATCATGTATTTGATGATATTAATACAATACCAAAACAACATATTAATGCAGGGTTAAATAATTTATTTGGTGAAGTTGTTTGGTTTTATCCAAACTCTGGATCAGGAACTGTAAATAGAATGGTTACATACAATTATCTAGATTCAAGTCCCGAGCGACCAGTGTGGACTACAGGTACATTAGCTAGAACCGCGTGGCAAGATTCTGCAGTATTTGGTAAACCACATGCAACAGAATACGATACAAGTTCTAATGGTACATCTGGTTCTTCTACATTTGTTCAAGGTAATGTTGATGGTGTTAGTTATTATTATGAACATGAAACAGGATTAGATCAAATACGAGAAGGTGCAACTACATCAATTACTGCATCAATTGAATCTGGAGACTTTGATATAGGTCAACAAGGACTTGCTGGTGATGGTGAGTTTATGATGAAAATAAGAAGAGTATTACCAGATTTCTTAGCACAAACAGGTGATGCAAGATTAACATTAAACTTAAGAGATTTTCCAAATGATACACAAGCTAGCTCATCACTTGGACCATTTACTGTAAATAGTTCTACACAAAAAATAGATACACGTGCAAGAGCTAGATCAATATCGTTAAAAATAGATAACACAAGCACAAGTCAATTTTGGAAACTAGGTACATTTAGAATTGACTATCAACCAGACGGGAGAAGATAATGGCAAAGATAGTACAATCACTAACACAACCACCTAAAGAGTATGATCAAATAACATTTTTATCTTTAGTTAGAGATTTAAATGGTTTGATTGAAAAATTAAACACAACATTTCAAGAGGAGAAAACAGAGGACAATGATGCAATTGTTTTCTTTTTAAGTAATTAATGGCTAATAGTTTTGTAAATAAAAAAGTTGATTTAACAACTACCAATGAAACAAATTTATATTCAGTGCCCACTGCAACAACTGCTATAGTTAAATCTATATTAGTTAGCGATGATAGTGGTAGTGGTTCTACTATTACTATAAACATTGGAACATTGGTTGATGGAGACACAGGTCCTGCTTTTAACATTGCACATCAAAAAGTTATAGCAGCTAATACTCCAACTGAAATATTAAGTAACCCTTTAATAGTTGAGACTAGTGAGATAGTAAAAGTCACAGCTGGCCATGCAAATAGACTACATGTTGTGCTATCTGCTATGGAAGTGTTACCAAGAACTGTTACAACATAATCTTGATTTATTAGTAAAAACCTAGTAGATTGAAGAATTCAGGTGTAAATCCTGCCTAAATAGTATAATAAAACAATTGACAGATATGATAACAAGAGCTCAAATTAGAAGACAACTACGTGCATCGGGTGGCATTATGGATGCTGTGCCTAGAAAAAAATTAGGTATAGGTAGCACGTTTCAAGATTTTAAAGACAAAGTATTAGGTAGAACTAGAAAACTTATTCCAAACGAACTTGCAACTGCAGCAAGCGTAGCAGCACCGTTTGTTGCACCATTTAATCCAGCGCTTGCAGCGGCTATGGCAGGTATAGGTGGTTTTGATAAATCAGGAAATATAGGACAATCTTTAAAATCTGCAGCGTTAACATATGGCCTTGGTCAAGGGGCTAGAGCTTTAGGTGGTGCAGACTTACAAGGTAATCCTTTTAGACAAGGTGGTGCATTTAGAGGAGGTGTTGAAGGATTTAAAGGTGGTTTTAGCTCACCAGTAAGTTCAGGTAACATGGAAAAAGTTTTTGGTACACCTGAAGGAAAAATAGCAGGACCTGTTGAAGGTATTTTAGGAACAGGTAAGGAAGCAACAGAAGGTATACTTGGTAAACTAAATATAACTGAAGGTGGAGGTTCTTTAAAATTAACAGGGCTTGGTAAAGTTGGTGCGGGAGCATTAGCTAGTTACTTTGTAGCAAAAGGTGCTACACCAGAAGAAGCAAAAGATTTAACACAAGATGTTTACAGAGGTGAAGGTATTGGATTTGATCAAATAAGAGAGGACATAACAAAATATAGAAGTGGTGTATTAAGTGAAAGAGATATGTTTAATAAAAATTATAGATTCTTAACACCTAAAAAATTTGTTCAACCTTTGGCGTTAGGGGGTAGAGCAGGATATCAAGTTGGTGGTATTAGTTCAGCTAACACACTTGCACAAAATTTAGCGGCTAACAGGCAACAGGCAGCGGGAATTCAAACTATGTTAAATGCAGCAAGAACAAAAAGAGGTCTTCCGACAGTATCAATACCAGGGCAAATACAAACAGCACCTGCACAAACAACAACTGCAGCACCTGCACCTTCTATTACAAAATCTACATCGGCACCTGCACAAACAGCAGCACCAACACTGCAGCAAATAACTAGTGCAATGTTATCAAGTAATCCTATGGCATCATCAGGTTCATCTGTTATGCCACAACAAGTAATAGGAGCAACAGCTCTACCAACTTATTCAGGTTTACCTATTGATGACAGTACAACACAAGCAGAATTTGATAAGTTAAGTGATAGAGATCAACTTTTAGCCTTACAACTTTTTGGAGGTTCTGGTAGATTTGGATATGGAAAAGAAGGTGTTGACCCAATGGATAAAAATACTCCTGGATCTGCTTTTAATCCTCTTCCTGAATTAAAAAGAAGAAATATTTTTTATGTAGATCCAATATTAGATAAAAACCCTCTTAACTTACGAGGTGGTTTTGGTACTTTATATACTGGTACAACTAGTGCACCAAGTGGTAGTGGTCAAGGAATAATTATTGATGGTAAAATGTATAGAAATGAAATTGAAGCAGTTAGAGATGTTGGTATAGATAAATTTGCTCAATATTATAGCAAAGGTGGCAGAGTAGGGTTTTCAGAAGGAAGTGAAAAACAAGCAAAAAAAGATAGATTAAAAGAAATAGGTTATGA